AGGCAAGAGGACAACAAGTTCAAGATACAGGCTATAACTGGCGTTGAGCGAGTCCTCACTTACACAGGGGAGGGAGAAGGGTGGACTCCTTCCTCTGTAACTAATATCATATGAGTTGATATTTCTCATACACCTACTCCACATCTACGTTAAACCGGTATATTACTGTATATTACTGTAGAATTTTGACAGAAATTTGAGAGGTCTATTATACGACGTACCACGGACGCATTTTACCCTATACGGTCCTAATCATATAGAGAATAAATGTTATTTGTGATGCCTACTGTTACAATAAAAACGCAACAAGGACGTAGTCAGCACTGGGATGTACCGTTATAAATACCTACTTCGACAAGAGGGGATCTGTAGCGTATCAAGATTAAGACTCAGCAACCTACAGTAAAGACTGCTCAGAGCTGTCCAGAACAGCCTAGAAGCCGCTTCTCAAAGACACTGTGTGGGATTGGTCATTTGGTATGGCATGGTCTTGAAACTGTTGCTATACTAGGTACATGAAAGGGTTAACCATCCTAAGCAGTTGAAATCCTTATTCACTAGATGAGAGCTTACTGCTTACCAATTGCTGACCAATTATTACATTGAAGATCACATTCGTAAGAGGTTTAATAAAGTGAGTATCTATTGCTGTCTAAGTTGTACCAGCGTTAGGAGTGGTATTTGAAAGGTTAATTAAAACTCATTTGCTGAGTTAGTATACCGACAAGATCCGTTAACTCTTTCATAAGAATACTTTTATATTATCACGCTATGAATTATTATCAACAACTCGCTGCAGATATTGAAAGGTTACAAGCTATGGGCAAGAATGTCACAATAGTTAGGTTACCTTCCACTATTAACAGAAGAAGAGTATCATTATTTCCAATCAAAACAAAGAAGAGGTTTATCAATGTCAACAACTAAATGTAATGCTAAAGAAGAACTAATGCACACTTACACACCATTAGAAATGAAATACATATATAATGGAGGGTGTGAATCTGGATGTGCTCATAATCATATCTATTACTATCAGACAATTAAGTTCTTTGATAACTATTATGAATCATGTATTCAACCTTACATTGAAGGTATGCTAGATCAAAAAGAGATAGTTAATATCTTTGATGAAGCTGGATGTGATTTAAATACATTCAAAAACAATATTGTATGGTGTTATATTAACTCAATCGCCTATGACTTGGTTTGCGAATATGGGCTTGACAGCATGGACGATGATGCTATACTAGAGAAGCAGATGGAGCTAACAAAATGACTGAAGAACTAAAAGTAGTATTTACTATTGATTCTGATTATGTATCATTAGTAGATGCTCTTGGTCTTGACTTTACAAGAAATGGTTATGATTTAACTATTCCTGTATATGTAGACAAAGAAGAATGGCAAGAAATACTAAGTTACTGTGATGGTAATGTTGAAGCAATTATGTATCAACTGTTTGAGAATCACGCACTAGTTGAATCTTGCTCTGGATATGTAGTCGAACATATCTAATTATTATTTATTACTATTATGAATCGAATACTATTACTATTTATTATATTATATCAGAATAGTTTATTTGATTTATACTTACTTTCACAATCATCACTAAAGGACGAACTTAACTATGAAACAAATGTATCACATATGCTATGGACGCAACACAAAGGACGGGGACTATGTAACAAACCAAGACTGGATTAACTACATGGAAACTGTACTTGACTTTGCTTTTGATGGCTATACCGTACAAGATGCCGGAGGAGTCTGGAAGAAAGAACATGAACGTGCTAAGATTGTAAGTGTATGCACATCGCATTCAGATAAAGTATATGATGTAATGGAGACTTATAAAAAAGTATATGACCAAGAGTCGGTTGGTCTATTTATCACACCAGCTATGGAGTTTATTTAAATGAGTTGTTCACTTCAAGAAGAACTAATCATGTCACTCATGCAAGAGTGCTATGCTAAGATAGGTATGGCTAAGATGAATATTCAAGTCATGCTTAAGAATCCAACAGGAGTTGCAGATCATTCTAATTATGTTCAAAGTGTAAAGGATCAAGTTAAGATTATAGCTGAGCAGAAAGGATTACTAGAAGTATTGGAGAAGGATTTCTATGACAAAAACTGATAACAAAAGGTACAGAATCTATGTGCCTGACCTAGATATTACCGAGGACGATTACTACTCCTTTCAAAACAATGTGTTGAGTTTAACACAGATCATTGACAAGTACGACGTACCTTGCTATATTGTAGGTGAAGACGACTTTATTGATCTAACCGGAGGATAGTATGAACATATTTGTAACTGACCGTTGCCCAATACAATCAGCTCGCAACTTACCTGACAAACATATTGTCAAGATGCCACTTGAGACTTGCCAAATGCTTGCTATTATTTTCAGCCATTGGTATTATGGCGTTGGTGAGTTACACAAATCTGACGGCACACCTTATGCTACTAGACGTGGTGCTTTTCGTAAGCATCCTTGCACTATCTGGGCTGCCGCTAATCAACACAATCTTGCATGGCTTATCAAACATGGCTATGCTCTATGTAACGAGTACACAGCACGTTATAACAAACGTCACACCTGTTATGATCCTATCAAACAAGCTATCGACATCTACAACACGTGCTTCGACGATTGTATTGATGACTCATGTCAATGTGTTACCGAGTTTACACGTGCCATGCCAGAATACATCAAGTTCGATACTACCATCGACACTATCACTGCATACAAGCAGTACTTAAATACTAAACCGTGGCTAGCTGACAACTACCTACGACTACCATCACGTAAACCATCATTTATTACCACCATGACAACAACTACTACTACACCAAAAGTAACTGTACTTCCTTCATATACACCTACACGTAAAGCTAAGAAAGTCGGTATTGTAGGTATTACTAAAGTTGAGAACGAGCTAATTAGTCAGGTACTAGATCAACTAGTAACTGGTGATTTAGTTACTGCTCAGAATGAAGAATCAAACACAGCTGCTTTTGCTAAACTATTACAAAGGTATCAGAAATGAGCACTAAGCCACTCTATCTACTTATTAAACTAGATGTGGACGATCAAATCGTACATGACTATGATGATGCCGCTAATTATGCACAAAACCATTGCGATGCGTTCGAGTATGAACTGGTCGATCATTGCTTGGAAGAAGAAGAAAACCCTTATCTTTACATAGGTTACGATGAAATATACAAATTCTACCAATAAGCCTGAGTTACTATCAATCGCTAATGAACAACACGAAAAGATACAAGCATTGTATTGGTTGTTATTAGTCTCATTTACCATCGGTGCTTTGTTCTA